GAACGTCACCTTGGATATTACCGCCAACGGAGTCAGTAACATTGTGGAACATAAACATGCCATCTTTGATAGCTTGTTCGAGTTCGAACTGTTTGTATTTAACGTTTACTGTGTATTCGCCGTCGTAGATCATGTTGCCTACTGTAGCATTGATATTGCAAGATGCTTCTTGACCTAATGTCCAGTACACCAAAGAGCCTCTTTCGGCACCTTCATCGGTTACGTCATTAAGGATGGAGATAACACCTTCATAGTTGACCCCAGTCTTACCATGAATCACTAATTGGAATTTAGCGCCACTTTGTTCACGGCAACGTTTAGTAAATGCAATAAGCAAGTTCTTAATTGTGTCGTCCGCACCAGCGTAGCCCAACGTATTGAAGTAGTAAGGTTCAAGCATATCAATGCCGTCTTGGTAGTTCTTAACGGCGATTGTGGAGCCGTTAGTACCACCGGATAGTGCAGTATAAGCTGTAGTAGTTAATGCGCCAGTTTTAGTGAATACGATGTAATCGTTATCTTGCAGTTCTGTCGCATTCTTCAAGTTCTTTTGAATATCTACTGCTTTACGAACATCGCCAGTAGTAAGGTAAGTAGTTACGATGAATTTACCTGTGTTATCTGGATCAGCTTGAACAGATACACCCAAATCGTTACCACGAATACCCTTATATTTTGCTTTACCGATTGTGCTTGTAGCTTGCGCACCATCAGAGTTTAAGCGATAGAAGTAACCAGTTTTCAAGCCACGGAACAAGTCACGTAAGCCTTTCATTTTGTCATGGCCGTAGTCATAACCAAAGTATTTTTGACAATCCTTTTGGAATGTGTCGTTATCTACACGGAACACTTCACCACTTGGGCCCCAATCAAAGGAGAGCATCATCGCACCAAAGCCACGGTCAGATACTTCTGCATATGCTCGGTCTTTGGATACGAAGTTAATATAAGTACCTGGCAATACTTTATTGTGGAATAAGAATGTGCCACCACCTAATGCCATATTTCACTAACCTTTCACAGGCGTTGTTAATGCCTGATTTAAAATTCTATCAATGTCGCTTTCCGTATACATTTCATCTTCGTTAAGAAGGCACGTAAGTAAATCACGATACCGTCTGTATTTGTCAGATGCGATGATAGCGTAAGCATCAAATTGTTGTTCAGTCGTTACCTCGACTGTTTCTTTTTCATCTGCCATCTTTTACCCTTTCTGTTAATTCCATGTGCTTCATCCGCTCGACAGGTTTGGCTACTCTCCGAAGTATGTTTTCATACGTCACGAAGAAGTGCAGCACACCGTCTGAAATCTTGTATTTCATGCCGGTGCCCATGATTGTACGTTCCCCAACTTGTACAAATTCGAGTAATAGATACAGCACGCTAGGAATATCAATGAGTTTTCGCGTATCAGTAACCACATCAAGATTATTGGCGTAATACATGATGTCTAAATCCAAAGAAGTATTGTAAAGATCACCGACATGTCTGCCCATACTAGGCTCAATCACCTTAATGTATACGCACGGGAATGTCATATTGTTTTCTTTGAATTCTAGGTATATAGGCACGTTAAGTGCCGTATGTACGGCTTTAGATACAGCTGTTAATACATCAGAATCCACCATGCTTTTCAATCCATTTCTTTAATGTAATTTCCATAATACGTTTAGCGTTTTTACTGAGTGCCTTTTCAGCTTTCTCGTGCATGTACGCGCCATCTACCCAAGGCTTTTTCAGTCTTCCGCCTTGCATTACTCCGCCTTTAGATTGGCCTATCCACGGAAGAAATCTCCCAACTTCTTGCCGATGCCCATCATTCAGAAACGAGGCGTAAGAGGATGTGTTAAACACCCTAACCCGTCCGGTTCTATCGTCCAGTCGATATCCACCAACACTCCACGATTGGCGAGTATGCTCGCTATCAAAGTACTTTGTTTGTACTTGGCCGTTTTGCATGAATTTAACCGATCGTTTCCCGACAGGTGTATTCAATTTAGCTTCACGCACATACACGCTGGCCATTTCCTTCACAACTTGCTTGTTGAAATTCTGAAGGCTACCTGATTGACTCAGTTTGACCAGGCTTCGATTAAATTCAGCAAAATCTTCCATGTTAAATTCAACACCCATGTCAATGCACCTCTAAATTTTCGAGTTGCACCTCTTGATGGGTGTCATATCGTGCAGAAATCGAAGCACTGCGAAAAAGTTGCTTCGTATTTCGCCCTATAAGCTCAATTCGAGCCCCATTAGGTATGATTACTTCCGGAGCGATGAAAAGTACCGTGGTGGTACTAAATTTCGCAATCTCAGCGTTTTGACCTGTAGAGAGAGTTTTATAGCTAATTCTACAAGCAAAAGGACCCTCTCTACTGGCAGTTTTACTCATAATTCCAGTATCGGGGTCCATTGCATCCACTTCGGAGATAACATAACACGTACAATCGTACAATCGCTCTAACTGCTTTCTAGCAGCGTCTACCATCTTAGCCGTCGGAAGCATGCTAGGTCACCCCTTCCATATCCACTCAAAGCGGTGGCCAATTCTTGGAGACGAGATGCCTTGTCGGTTCCCTTAAATTGAACTTCAGTATCGCCCATTTTAATGGAACTCGCCATGTCTCCGTCAGCTTCAATCAATTTATTTTTGTTTGTGGTGATATAGCTGCCAATTACACGATATACGAGAACGTGCTGTAATTCGCTAGGTAATTCCTTCTGATTGATATCATTGAGGATATGTTGTGTTTCCGCATCAATCATATACTCAATGATATTTATATCAGAAATTGCATCATACCCGAGCCACGATTCAAGAATTTGTAAAACTGTCTCTTTCGTGGTCATATTATTCACCTACTATTTTTTGAATGTAGCTTTTACAACTTTGGATTGGTTAGTCAACGCAACAACGTAGTGTTCGTTAGCAACGAATTTGTCTATGCCTTTTTCAGGAACACGATCATATTCAACAACAACGTCACGTTTAATGTAAATTGTTACAGCAGGTAATACAGGAGTACCATCTTCCACTTCTGCAGATACGCCAACGATGAAGTTGTCGATAGTTGCGCCAGTATCATTGATGCGGCGAGATGTTACGACACGACAGCCGGCAATCATGCCGATTTCACCAGTCATCATAACGTCGTTACCGTATTTTGTTTTATCGATGAAGTTAGGGTCTTTACGAAGTGCAGTAATTTGAGAAGGTGCTACGAACAAATATTTTTCAACGTAGTCTTCTTCGTTCAATTTGTCTACTGCGTTAACGACACCTTCATAGGAGATAACTTTAGTATCAGTTACTGCAAGAGTAGCACCGCCAAGGGCTGTTACTACGTCTTGGTCGATTTTAGAAGCCAAGGACAAACGTAATTGATGAGTAGCTTCGCCTACTGGGTCGCCATAACCGGACAATTTAGCTTCGTCTGTGATGTCAACGCGTTTCATTGCTTTTTTAATTTTAGCTTTAGCGACGGATGTGGACATTTGAGTTGCAGTTACTTCTACGCCTTCTGCGATGTCTTCCGCGTCACCGATGTAGCCCCATGCTGGAATAGTGATTTCGTTACCTGGCACACCTGCCAATTTGTTATCGATTTTAGCGATAGAAGTAAATTTAATAGCTTTTGGTAAACCTGCGGATACCATGTCCGCCATTACTTGAGGGTTAACTACATTAGCAGTTTGCGTAGGACCTGCTGCGAATGTTTGTAAATTAAAAGAGAATTGTTTATTCATTAGCGTTTCCTCCTGTTAATGAATGGTAAAGATCAATGTCGTTTGCGAATAACTCCGCACGTTGAGAGTATGTCATTTTAGCGAAGTCTTCTTTAGTTACTGCGCTGCTTGGTGCTTTACCGCCAGGATTACCAGGCGCTACACCTTTAGGGGCAGACGCTTCCCCAAATAAATAAGGATTAACTTTGGCAACTTCTGCAAGTTGTTCATCTAATCCTTTAATTTTGCCGTCCTTCACTTTTGCATCGGTTAAATCCAATAGCGCACGGACTGCAACGTTGTTTTTAGCTTTTGCGTTGGACAATGCTACGTTCACAATATTGTCGATTTCAAGTTGTGCGATTTTACCCTCGTATTCAGCTTTACGAGATTCCGCATCAGCTTTCATCGTTTCAATTTGTTTCGCAAGCTCCGCATTATCCGCATTAGATTTTTTGAGGTTATCAATCTCGCTGTTAAGAGTCGAGAGTTCCCCTTTTACGGATTTGAGTTCCTCATTCTTAGCATTGAATTGATCCTTAGACACATAATTCTTGCCATAGTCTTCAACGACCTTAGCAGTCTGTTCCTCAGTTAATCCTAGTGCTAACAATTCTTCCTTAGTCATAGTGACCTCCTTAAAAAATACCCATTTCGCTTTATTTTCGTGAGCCACACCTCACGGCTACGGTCTTGTTAGTTATCGCCCAACAATACTAAAATGGCAATAAAAAAGCAGCGTTTCCGCTGCTAATTGATATATTCTTTTTCCCATTCCTCGTAGGTAATCGTGCCGTCGAAATCAGTACTTTTATCGTTCTGATTTCTCCCTGTTCGAGTGCCTTCGAGCCCTGGGATATATGGAATTGTAGTAGACCGGCAATAGCAATGGAACGGCGGAACGGTAACGCCTGGTTTAGCATCAACGACACGAACACGTTTACGATCCATGTGTCTGCAGATAGATGAAGTGTGACTATCTAGTGTCGCCAGTATCTCTAACTCCTCGACATCTAGGTCTTTCATGCTATCAAGAAACCCTTGCTCGTGAACCCGTGCCGTCTCTGTTTCGATTAATCGCTTAGCGTTACTGTATGATGTCTTCATCCGCTTATGCAGATTATCTGCCATCGTGTCCGCCCCTTGCCCAATAATGAGGGCTTGGGTGAAATCATTCTGCAAGTTAGCTACTAGCTTACTTGTATCACCCCAAATCCTACTACTGAAGTCCTTGCCATCACTCGCCCATTGGCTGTGAACCACACTTTCAACGCGTTTACTATCAATCGTATTAATAGGTGAGTATTCTCCGCGTTGCGTCTGCACTGTATATGCGGACTTATACGCGGAGGACTGATATACGTCTTTCAATAAGTCGTTAAGTGAAATACTCTGCTTTTGAGCCAGTATTTCGAGCTCGTGAACCACGTTGATATACAGCATCTGTTCACGGCTTAACCGTTCGCGAATGGATGCGTTTGATAGCATTTGTTGATGTTCTTCAGATACGCCGAGTTTCTTAGCTTCCGCTTTAAACTCGGCCAAATCCATTTTAAAGGCCTTCATCTCATAGGCGTTCAGTAGTTTCCTTGCTTCGGCTAATTGAAGTCCGTTTTCTGTAGCAAACCTACGATACCAATCATTGATAGCCTTTTCTATCCTGCGTAACGCCCTGGCGTAGTTTGCTTTGATTTCCGCATCAGTGAGATTCGCTTTTTGAAACGATTCATCTAGTAACCGCTCATACCGTTTCTCCCAGTAATCATTCCCCATCTGCCTCACCGCCGTTCGGTACAACAAAATCTGCTGTTACTTCGGACTGTTCCTTTTTTACTTTTGCAAGTTCTTCCGCAGCATCTGTTGTCCACGGATGATTTGCAATAATGGTTTCGTTGGAGATGATACCTACGGAGTTTTTGCAGTTGTTAATTGTATCGCCTTCATTGATAGGAAGGTCACGATTGAAGATGAAGTCCACTTCTTCGACTGTGTCTTGATTAGTTAAACCGCGATACGTGTTAACGAACCACATCAAATCGTGCAAGCTAGATTTGAACTCTAGCTCCATTTCATTGGCATCTAAATCAATATCAGAGTACATGGACATAATGTTCATCTGATTTGGATTGTTAGCCATACGATCGTCCTTAGCATCAAAGCCTCGGCCGTTCTCGATAATAGCTTTGCGCAAAATGTTAATCAGTAATTGGTAATTGTCGCTATTCACCTCTATTTTTAGGGCTTTAACATCACCATTTACACCATCTACCGTACGAACCTTGATTGCCCCATACGAAGCAAGATTTTGACGGAACTCAGCGAGATTTTCGCCGTCATAGTTCTGCAAAATCAAAATTGTGCTGCGGATATCTTCTTCCATATTATCTTGGAAGTTAGATAGTAATCGGTTAAGTGCATCTTGTAAGGACTTGACCTTATCGATAAGCGGTTGCTCAAATTCATTCGCACGGAACATAATAAGAGGAATACGCTCCCAGTTATACGGTTTATCGGCAATAGCAAAATTGGCAGTATTTTCTTTATCCGGATCAGGAAGTAAACGTTCCGTATCCCATATGTAATACTGAATACCGTTCGGTGTGTAGTATTCCACTTTATGAATAGTCTTAGTTTCTAGCCCTGTGTAGTACTCAATATCGTACAAGTAAAGGAACGCATCTAATTGTGTGTGCTCCTCATCTGCCCAAAATGGTAAAACCTGATGCGGTTTCATCATCTTAAACTTAAGTGAGCCATCAATACCGATGTAAGGGTGAATATACGCCTTACCCGCCATCGTTGCGAACTTACCGACCGACTTCAATAAGCGTTGGAACTGAATACCAAACATCTTATCAAGCTCGTCATCATCTGCATTAATATCCAATGGCTTAGACAATAAGTAGTTAACCTTTTGGTCTACTAAATCATCAAATCGGTTATCCACAATCTGATTATTAGGAACTCCCTGCAGGGCTATTCGTGTATTGCCTTCACCTACAACGTAGCGTTGTTTATTCAAAATGTCATGTTTACCGTCATAGTAATCGATAGCGGTACACATCGTTTTACGCTGTTCGCTACCTAGAAAATTACGCAGCTGTGCTTGAAGGAACTCGCGTTCCGACATAGTCGCTGAACCTTTTATGATGCGGTCCCATAGCTGAGATAATATCAATCAAACGACCACCTTTCTACATTAATATCTTCCAAACCATACCGCATAGCATCCATAGCATGGTTGTTTTCGTCTTCCGGTTTCCCGGTGTATTTTTCAAAGCGATCCTTCGCCCATTGGTACGTGGATAATTCACGCAGCACATTAACGCATCTTGGGTGAACGATTAATTCGTAGTCTTGTATCCTCTGAATACCGTTTAATATGCTGTCTTTTCCTTTGCGTGCCCTGGTTATTCCTTTTAACCCTGCCTGGTACAATTCCTCAATGGATTTAGGCTCAGCACTATCGGCTCGAATCTTCTCTTTTGCGTAGCCCATATCAATGATGCGGGACGCTAATTGTTGATTCGTAAGCCCTGTTTCGTACAGCTCATCGAATATGTAGATTTTCTTATTCTCCATATCAACAAGCATGCACACTAGCGCTGTAGGGTCTACTGTATAACCAAAATCAAGGCCAAACGCGGACTTGATACCGGTTTGACCTCTAATTGCATCGACATTAAATTCTTGTTCTTTCCAGTTTTCATAAACCAGGCCTTCAACAACGCCCCAGTTACCTAAGCCGGCTACTTGATACCGCTTAGGGTTCTTCTTCATTTCTTCGAATAACACTAAGTCCGATTCACTCAGGAACTCGTTACACAGGTAATTTGTAGTCATGGCCAATACGTTTTCACTAGGTTCATCAAAAAAGCGTTTCTTTAACCAGTGCCTATCTGACCACGGGTTAAACGTAAGCACTACCTGGTGATACATTCCATCGGGTAACTGACCACGAATAGATTCATCCAGTCTGTTGAAGGCATCTTCACTCATAATCTCGTAAGCTTCTTCAATCCATAGCCTACACAAAGCACCGACTTCAACAGTAATGGACGTTACCTTTAAAGGATCATCGAGACCACGAAATAGAATCTTCTGTCCGGTTGGAATATACGTTATCTCAAGTGGTGATACGGAACATTTGAAGTACCGCTCCACTTTCAACTGGCGCATAGCCCATTTAAGCTGCGCGAAACAACTGTCACGCAAGGTCCGTTCTGTCTTACGAACGACTAACCAGTTTATACAAGGGTTCTCCATTATCTCCATAATGACTTTTAGAGACTGTGTAGAAGACTTCTTACTGGCACGACTGCCCTTGACTACTTTATATCGTCCTTTGAATCGCCAAAAAGCACCGTATCCCTTGCCTACGATATCCGGCAAGTACACCCTGTTAGTCTGCAATATCGTCACCACCTACGATGAGTACAGGCTTAATATCGATAGTCGTATCACCGCTGAGTATTCTATGCCTTTTCGCCATGAGCTCCAGGGCTTTCAGCCTCGACTTCTCGTCAGGCGGTTTATCGATAATGCGAGCTTCGGAGTATCCGTCGCCCGTTCCTTCGATAACGACGTGTTTTTCGTTTGAGAGCCCCAGGGCAATTCGTGTTAACTCATACTCGACCTGCTGAGCCGTCATGATGTTTTCATTGAAGTAGGCGTCACGGAGCTCGGCAACCCGTTTTTTAACCTTGTCATTCCTTAACAGTCTTGAGGACTGAGACTCAGCAGATTTCTCAGAGTAACCAGTGCGAATAGCGGCCTGTTTCGCATTCATATCCTTGATGTACTCATGACAAAATTTTTCATGTCGTTTATTTGCTAATGCAGCCACTATCTCACCTCCTTGCTATCTTAATACATCACGGCTGTTTCTCTTAAATCGGCCGTGTGAACGAGTGCATAATCCGCAATTACTTTTATGTGCATGGTCGTGTGTGATATACGTTTGACACAGGCCGTCATATTCAATTAGTTTTGCTGTGCAAACGCCGTTCTTGTTATTCAGGCATTTACGTTTAATGCATTTGACTTCTGTGCTCATTCCTTATCACCTTTATAATTTGTACGCTCAAATCCGATGACTAGTTGGTTGTTGTTAGGCTATATAGTTATCGGAGGACTACTAGTTCTAGTCATCAGATGTCAGCGTACAACGATACAGGGCAAGCTCATAATGTATAAGCTTTGAAATGTATGTGGACATATTCGGCTCGCCCTGGTTTCATTGTGCAGTAAATTTCATTTTTACATATTCCCTCTCCTTAGCTTACGCGATCGCCTACACCATAAATATGGGCCCCTGTATTTACAATGCTACATACAACAAAAAGCACGGTCGTTATCACCGTGCTTTTTGCCGAGTTGTGTATAAGAGAGGATTTGTGTTAGATGACTAATGACACCTTTCACAACTACATTATACTATGTCAAGTCGGTTCATTTAAGTCCAAAATACTCCAAAACACTCCAAAGTACTCCACTATAAAAGGAGCTCCCCCAATTCGTTCAACGCTTTATTTTTTAAATTGAAGTAACTGCTTTTTTCGTAATATATCATCGCTTGTACCTTCTTAGGAAAGGCCCCGTTAATATACTCTTGCGCTAATATAATACGCCCTGGTATACATTCTATCTGTTCAATCAAAGCCCTTGCTTCTTCCCTTTTAGCAATAAGCTTTGCTATCTCCCGTTTTTTGGTATCTACCGTATCAACAAGTCTTGCTACATCGCCTTCAAGACCTACTGGAGTACCGCCCCCGGATACTCGGTCTTTGGAATAATCAATCGCCGATAAGGTGATAATGTCATACTGCAGTTTACGAATATCTTGTCGTAGTGATTGAATACGAATAGCTATCATCTTTATATCTTGCAGATACGCCGATGCCTTTTCCTTATAGTCGCTCATGCTGCATTACCTCGTTGATGTATCGGTCTAAGTACCACCGCGCTTTTTTTAGGTCTTCGAGTTTGTCACCCTTATACCCTGCTCTTGCAACGTACTTGATAACATTACCTAGATGATATGGAAGTTGTTGATCCTCGATAAAATCGATAACTTCAATCTTGCCTCGTGTGTAGTGTGAAGGATGGTTGATAACATCTTCATTCTTAGGAACCACCTTAACTTCAGACTCCTCGATAGTTTTTACTACCTTTTCTGCAATAGCTTGCACTTCTTTCTTCTTAGGTACCTTCGAATACTTAGGTAGACACTCCGGGCAATATTTAGGCCAACGACCTTGCGCTTTTTCTTTTGTGTGAACGAATGTTGTATTACATCCTTCACAGGTTAACTCTTTACTAACGCCTGCACCAGGAGGTGTCATAACTTTTTCGCACTCCGGACAATAATCCTCGTGTGTTTTTACTGTAAATGTGTCTCCGCATCGTCTACATTTCTTTTGCATAGCTTTACTCCTTATACAATTCTTTACGATATTTAATAGCTTCTAAGAGGGCATCTTGCCCGGCTTCTTTACGTTCTAATGCTTTCATAACCTGCTCGTCCATCGTTCCCTTTGTTACTAGGTGGTGGATAATCACAGGCTGTGTTTGCCCTTGCCTGTGTAGTCTCGCATTCGCTTGTTGGTACTGCTCTAGGCTCCACGTTAGCCCATACCATACGATGATATTGCCACCGGCCTGAAGGTTTAAGCCATACCCTGCTGATGCGGGATGTGCCAATAACATTTGAATCTTGCCCTTGTTCCACTCAGCTACATCGTCATCGGTCTTAAGCTCGACCGCTTTTGGGAATGCTTCTTTGATGGATTGAAGGTCATGCTTGAAGTTGTAGAATACTAACATCGGTTTTCCTTCATTCGTTTCTACCAATTCTTTCAAGCGTTCAATCTTCTCGTTATGGACGACTACGATTTTACCATCGTCGTTATAAATGGATCCATTCGCTAGTTGTAACAATTTACCGGCAAGTGCTGCGGCATTAAGTGCGCTCACGTCGTCATCATCGACTAAGCTAAGCACGTGCTCCCGTTCCATCTGTTTATAAAATTCCCATTCTTTCGGGTTCATCTCAACGGTTATGACATTCTCGATACGTTCAGGCAGTGTAAGATAGTCCTTCGCTTTTAAGCTCATACAGATATCTTGCATCTTACTGAATATCGCCTTGTCACCGCCTGGCAGTAATCGGTAACTGTACACGACATGCCCGTTGGTTTTGTCCGGTGTAAAATACCGGGTACGATATTCGGTAATCGTCTTGCCTAATCGTTCACCACCATCCAATAGATACATCTGCGCCCAAATATCAAGCAACGTATTTGGTGCCGGTGTACCTGTTAAAATGACGATACGCTTAAACAAGGGTCGAAGTTTACGAATAGCCTTAAACCGTTTAGCCTGTGGGTTCTTAAACGAAGAACTCTCATCGATGACTAGCATGTCAAAAGGGAACGATTTTTTCTTATGGTAGTACTCATATAACCATTGCACGTTTTCACGATTTATCACATAAATGTCAGAATCACTCTCTAAGGCGTGTATGCGTTCCTTCTCGGAACCTAACACCTTAGCCACCGTTAAACGCCGTGTAGCACTCCATTTTTGCGTTTCTTGGGCCCATGTAGACTCTGCTACCTTCTTAGGTGCAATGAGTAATACTTTTGTAATGTCAAAGTAATCATACATAAGCCGGTCAATCGCAATGAGTGTAGATATGGTTTTACCTAACCCCATATCCAGTAACAAGCCGTAATGGGTATTGTCAATGATTCGTTGTATTGCAATGCTTTGGTACTCGTGTGGATGAAAGTCCATGTATCGCCCTTTCCATATCTTCAACAAATAACTTGGCATCAGACATCCCTGTTACGACGAACACTAAAGCGCCTTGCTTTCGTAATCGTGAAATCTGTACCCGTTGGTTAGCCATCAGCTTCCCGTTTGTATCCTTTAACTCGACGAATATAACACCGCCTCCTGGGAGTACAATAATCCGATCTGGCACACCATCATTTCCAGGGGACACGAATTTCATATATATACACCCCAGTTTTTTGAGTTGATTTCCTAACCATCGCTCGATGTCTTTTTCCACGTTCTCACCTCGTTCTCATTTAATAATTGGACACACCCTCGGACACGCCTATGAACACGCACCAATACTGGATTTACGGGGGGGGGTGTGTCCAAAGTGCCCAATTTTTTCCCAACATATATATATACGCGTATTTGCGTTTTTTACGCTTATATATATACACCCAATTATTCATATATTTATTTTTTTATTTTTATATAAATAATTGGACACACTAGATACACTTTACTATTTAGATTAGCAGTTATCTGCTTTTTAGCCGTGTCCGATTAGTGTGTCCAAGCGTGTTTAGTGTGTCCAATTATTACACTATATCAAAATTTATCGATGTATAGGCTTGAATAATTATTTTTACGAACATTCATACCTATTAAATAATTGGACACACCTCAAATAATTGGACACACCTACTTACCATGATTTCGTTTATACATTGATAGGAGGTCTGTACCTTCCTTTATAAACGCTCTCTGTGGGCCGTAAAGCCTGCCAAAACGTGCCTTCCCTGTTCCTTTTGTATAAGGGTTCCAGCCTGGTGTTGATTGCAAGATGTCAATAATCTCTCTAGCCTTTGCGTTCTGCAGGTTCTTCCTGTCCCCGCCAAGCACTTCACACCATATCTCAAGGGCACACACTCGCTCCCGCTGCACTGAACCACAATGATCGTCATCGCCATAATTAGCAACGTAATCTCGTCTGTCGTAGATATCCATTGTTTCCCAGTCTTCAGGAAGTAGCATATCGAGGTATTCTTCAATAAGACCTACGAGTTCACCACCTTCTGTATGGGATAATTGAATCCTAAGTGCTTCTTCTTCAAGTGCTCCTTCAAGTACTAAAGGCTCACCTTCCGACCAATACACGAACGCTTCTGCCCATATTTGGTCAATATCATCTTTCGATAACTCCCAGGAGTGCTTAGTCTTTCGGTCCTTGTCACCAGTGATTGGCCAGAATCGACGGTTACCAGTGCGGTCCTTTAAGAACATAAGATTGTTAGTAGAACCGGCGAATACACACTGGCGAGGGTACTCTTCGGTGCGTCTGCCATACGGAGAACGGAACCGGTCAGAGGTACGGCTGATAAAGGCCTTAACGATTTCATTATCGTTCTTGTAGGTTGGTGCCAGTTCGGCAAGTTCGACTATCCAAGACCCTTGAATTTGTTCTAGTGCATCTTTGGTTTTGATATCGACGAGTGAGTTATTAAACCATTTACGGCCTAAGCGTTCTAAGATTAAGGATTTACCTAAACCTTGAGAACCATATAACACAATCGCCGTATCAAACTTAACGCCTGGATCCATAACACGAGCTACGGCACCACACATCCATTTACGGGTAACCGCCCTAATGTATTCGGTATCCTCAGCACCGATATAATCGATGAAGAGAGTATCAAGTCTACATTCGCCGTCCCATGTTAGCCCTCGTAAATACTCACGTACAGGGTGGAACTTATTATCTTGCGTTACCTCCTGGAGCGCATCGTCGATGATGCCCTTACCCTTGATGAGGTATTTCGTAGCGAAGTAATTACGTAGGCACGCATCGTCAGTATCCGTCCAGTAAGGGGTTTCGTCCTTTCCACGCCAAGGAAGGTCGTCAATCACGACTAAGCGGTGTGCGAATTCATCAAGACGAATTTTACCTTTGAGAGTAGGGTCCTGTTTAAGGACTACAAGGCAGTTGTACACATCAGATTCAGGGGTACCGTTTTTATCACGCTTAAGCTTCGATAAAAAGTCTTCATCATCGTCTGTGATATCCTCGAACTCCATATCCGCCATACGTTCCTTGTCGAGCAGAATTGGTGCTGCGCCGTCTTCGTTGACAAAGTCTATCATGTCTTTGTAACTTGGTAATTTGGTGACGCTAGTCTCATCTGCTGGGTCCTTATCTCCGAATAAGTGGATCCGGACAAGGTCAAACGCATTTACGAGCTTACCGCTGATAGGGTCAGTCGCATGGTTGGAGTAAGCGAAGGTGTCGTTATCGTAGATCACTAAGCCACCTACCGAGCTACCAGCCACATATGTATACCGGTCTTCGACTGCTGTAGGTTCATATACTTCAGGGAGAAACTTATGGATAGCTTCCGTGATACTGTAGCTCCGACAAAAAGCACCGATAAGGCCCTTTTTCTCCAAAGGGTTGCCTTGCTTTTTAGCCGCATCAAGGCGAATTTGTGATTCCTTCTCTGATGTTGGCCAAAGGCTCGTATCACGCCAGTCTCTGTAGGTACTCAAATAGGTATCTACTGAAACAAGTGAGCCTTCGCTGTGTTGATATACATACTCAACGTCCTTAGGATGGCTAGGCCAATACATAAGACGTTCAGCCTGGTGCGTGGATGGGTCGAAAAATTCAATACCGATGTTATCCGCAATCCGTCTAGAAACTGCTTGATACTCATCCGGTGTCATCGGTCTATCTACTGGGATAATGACACGGTAACGAGGATTGTCAGCCGTGTGGCTGTGCGTACTGTATAGTACGTATTCCATACCGCCTAATTCCATATCTAGGTCTACGATGAAATCCTCACCAGGGTTATCCGCATCAAGAGTAATCAAGTACCTTTCTTTGACAGCCCCTCTAATCCGTCTACCTTTATTAGGAATATAACCGCCTACAAAACCGCCGACATCTTTCTTTTGGCCTTGATCAGCCTTAGACATCTTGGCGTATTCTGCAGCCGTTTCATTCGTTACAGTGGGCTCGGCCAATTTGTTAGCCAAAGCACTCCAAGTCATTTTCTGAGACTTCCAGCTACGGGCGGAGCGACTTCTGCCCGTAGCTATGATGATATTAGTATCCATATTACATCGCTCCTCCCTTCGCAAACTGGATATCTCGTACATATGCCGGAACGCATAAGCCGTGAGATGATACCCACTGCGTTACAGCTCCATTGATATCGTGGTCTTCATACACGCCACGATTGTTTTTAAGTTTAGCCTGGTGTATCTCTACGAAGTCGTCCGCATCATTCTTCGGATTAACCTCGATACACGCTACAGGCTCGTTACATTTATAGACACCTACGATAGCACACGTTTCGGCTTTTACTTTTTTGATATAGGAGCTTACACAGTTATTAAGCCGAATACCCATATCAATGATGCCGTGAGTAGAACCGATTGCCATAAATCGGTAACCGTTAACCATATCAGCTAGTACTCGATGCGCTTTACGCTGCTGCACGATTTCGTCTTCCACTTTGTCGAACTTTTGCATTCTCGAGATGGTGTCATGTAGGTTACGCACTTGGATGCGACTGCTCCAAACCTCTTTACGGCGACTTCTCGATAACTCAAAATACATACTAGCTGTATCTCTGATATCGTGATAGGAAGGCGCATTTCTAATGAATAAGAACGCCTGGCGCTCACCGTATTGGTGGCTAAGGATGTTAATAAATTTACGAATAACTGATAAATCACGGTCATCTCGCCATAAGGGCCAAGACTGAATATAACTTGTATTATCAGAGTTATCTTTGATAACGTCGACCATAGCCTTTTGATAGTCCTTGTTCTTAAATAACGTAGCCATAACTTTGATGATCTTCGCATAGAAGAACGGCTTATCGTGTAATAACCGACGAACCCATCGGGTATTAGGTAAGTTATGAGCCTTGATTAAGGCCTTTACAAAGGAATCACCTTTTATCGTTAACTCTAATACGTTACCCATACCAAGTGTCTCGTTAGGGAATTTCCGATTATAGAAATCATCATAATCTCGTTTAAGACTATCATTGATAGCAGGTGCATCCGGAGCTTGCAATTTCCATACTAAGTTATGAAGTAAGTTATCTAAAGCCCCGTACTTGTTAGATACCTGTACACCTTGTCTAATGGATTTGACTTTATAGCCTACAACCTTTGAAAGTTTCTCGAAGAATACTTCTTTTAATACCTTAGCGAAACATTTTAACTCATCCCTGTAGTTATGTAGTCTGCAGTCAGGAGTGGCTACGAACCAAACTAACGATGAAAGGGAATTGCTAAAGCCCGACGGAGAGACTGTCGCTTCCTCGACGACGTCGCTGCGTGAGCGCTTCTTGAGTATGGTAAAGGTTTTTCTTTGCTTGAAATCAAACCGTACTACATCAATGACATGAGATTTATAGCCTTTGTAAATCATCCCATTATCTCCGTCGGCGTATACCGTGTCGTACTCAAATTGCACGTCCAGTTTATCGCCCCTATCTATAATTGATAGGTCTAGGGAGAGAGGAACTGTGGCGCTATACCCGACCTCGGCAGTAAACCCTTTAGCGTTGATCCGCTCACCGCATTTTGGGCAATAGAACTCATCTGATTCCCGGCAGGGCACTATCCCGAACCCATTAGATTCCATTGGCCAAAGATTAGCGAATGAGTGTTCGCAAGATACGTGGTAATGGCTTGCCGGATTAAAGGGTGACACTTGTTTGCGCCGCACTAGGTCGTACAGCTGTTGTACTTGTAGATTGAATAAGACCTTCATAAGGCGCTATCCTTTCTTATAACAAATCGTCTAAATCGTCTTCTTCTGCAGGTGCTTCATCAACTACAGGTAATGTTTCTTCTACAGTTTCTTCTTTCTTTTTGGTAGTACGTTTACGTTTAGGTTTCTCTTCAGTAGTGGTCGTAGTTTCTGCCGCTGCAGGTTCTTCTACCTTAGGTGCTTCTACTTTTTTGCCGTTTAATATCTTAAGCGCGAGGTCGCAAGCAGCAATACAGCCTTCGCAGTATGCCATAGCCGTGTCTTTACGTTCACTAGCTGGCGCATCTTTTACGAGTTCATATAAGCCGTCGATTGCTTCGCGTTGTTGTTGAATTTGTTGTTTTGAGAGTTTCATAAGAATTGTCCTCCTAATCCTTCATGTAGTAAGGGTTCTCAAACCCTGCTGCGTTTAATATGAGCCCTTCGTTCCAGGGTTCAGGTTCACACATAATATCTATAACTTCTTCTAAACTGCCTTCGCCTATTGGCGCTTCGATAACCACTTCGTCGTGGATGTGGGCTACAATTTTGTACCCTGCTTTAGAAAGCCGTAGCATTGATGCGGCTAAGCAATCTCTTGCCACTGCCTGTACAATGTTTTCGACGAGCTTTCCGCCGTAGGTTTCAACTCGGCCCCATGTATTCTTAACCTGATCCATACCGTCATACTCAATCGATTCACTACCGAACCGGTTAAGCCCAAGTCTAGGTCTTGCATAGGCAAGTCTTCGACCGGACGGTAATTCGATGAACAGGAAGCCTTTCGATTTAAAGAATTTAATATTGCCTTGTCTAATTCGTACGGGTTCTCCTGTTTTCACTACTTGCTTTGCTGCGCTGTCTGCATCTTTCCAAAATCTCGTAATTCGTGGGCTTGCTTGTCGCCAAGCTTCGATGATACCAGGTAGCTCCTTCTCAGGAATTTCCCCTTTTGTATCCATCGCTTTCATGGCTCCTACACCGCCACCATAGCCGAGCGCTAATTCTGCTACCTTACCTTTTTGCCGTAGGTGCCCATTAACACCGTGCTTCTCAACAGGTACGTGGAACATGCTAGATGCAGATGCACAGTAGATGTCGCCACCTTGAGCAAATACATCCTGGCGCCACTTCTCGTGAGCTAGCCAAGCAATAACACGAGCTTCAATAGCACTGAAGTCGGCTACAATAAATCGGTGTCCGTCCTCTGCTACAAGAGCAGTACGGATAAGTTGCTTAATCACATCACCAGGGTTTCCGTAGAGTAGGTCTAGCATTTCTACGTCTCTACTTTTAAGGACTTCCCTAGCTGTATCTAAATCTTCTAAGTAGTTACGAGGGAGGTTCTGCAGTTGTACTACACGACCTGCCCATCGTCCACTTCTCATAGCTCCGTAAAACTGAAGCATGCCGTGGATGCGACCATCTGAACACACAGCGTTTTTCATGGCCAAGTATTTTTTGATGGAGGAATTACCGAGCACCTGTCTATTTTGCAGTACCTTGCGTACATCAGAGGGGATGTCCTGTGCCAAGAGGTTTGATACATCGTCTTTTCGCATTGTGTCTAGATCATATCCTAGTCTTGCAGTTAACCACTCTTTAAGTTGCATGGTACTATTTGGATTTTCTAATCCTGTTAATATCTTGGATGACTCGGTAGCTTCTTCCACGATTTCGTCGTTACAAGCAAGCGCTGCATCGACGAGTTCCATATCTACTTTCACGCCTCGCCAGTTGATATCTTGGTCGAGTAGCCAGTACTCGTGCTCGATAGCAGGTGGTTTTAGCGAAAGTAAGCGTTTACGAATTGCCTTCTCTACTACTACGTCTTGGCGGTTGTACTCAATATATTCCGCCCATTTCTCCGGCGCATCCTCAGGCATATTACGTGTCTTAGGATTTGTCTTAGTAGGCTTACGTGGTACAGAGAAGAATTGAATTAAGCGTTTACCTCTTGCGTCTTTAGCTTCTCCTAATCGTAAAGCCTTAGACACGTTATCGAGGCTTGCAGGCAAACTGCAGTATAACGCAAGTACAGAGGTACATTCCCAGTTCGTGTAATCCGCATCAGGGTAGTACTTTTTAAGGCACAACATTTCGAATGCTGCGTTAAAGGCGGTCTTTGTAATTTCCTTGTTATACAAAGCGTCCACCACCCTTTCGGGTAGTGGATCCTTTGTCATATCAATTACTTCGACCGGTTCATCATCGAAGCTATAGGCAAAGAGCAGTATTTCAAATGTTGTATCATCAACGTATCGCTGCGCTCCATATTTAATAGGGCAGTCAGAATACGTTTCCACATCAATACTGAGCTCCATATATGCCTCCTTAGATTAAATCGTCATCGTCTAGGTCACCTAAATCGTCGTCACCGAAATCGCTAGCAGATACGTGAACACCACCGAGGCGGTCACCATCTTTAACTTTACGAACACCATTTAGACCAAAGCCTACACCTTTTTTACCATTGAAGTTGTAGGCGAATACGGATAATGCGACCTGCGCGTATACACCGGAGTAGATTTCTTCTTCAATGTCGAACTGGTCCATCTTGATTTTGTCACGAGTAAACACGATAGGTTGTTTATCACTATTCGCATTAATGAAGAATTTACCAGCGTATGTTTCAGGTTGGTCAGCTACTGCTTCATCTGTATCACCATCACGTAAGTTCAATTTAAGGTATGCTGCTTTACCTTCCACCTTAGCTACTGCTTTTGGATCCGCCTTAAGTTCTTCAATCGCACGTTCAAATGCTTTGATTGTTTTCTTATCGGTTTTGTCGATGATGATTTGGGAACTATATTTTGCTTTGCCGTCGTCGTTTTTACGAGGTTGAGCGATGTTTGCATAGGAAAGTCTTACGATACCAGTTGTTAATTTAGCCATTGTTACGGTCTCCTTCTTTAAATGAATTATTTGTTAGCTTCTACTTCAGTCATTAATTTGTTTACGAGTGCTTCGAGTTTAGAAATACGGCTTTGCGCATCTTTAGCTTCGGTAAGGTAATCAGAACCTTTGCCTGTTTTGAACGCAAGGTTTACGGTGTATTGGTTCTCACCGCCTAGCGTAGCACCAAAGCCTAGCATGATACGTTCATTAGGTCTTGCGAATACGCCGAGCGCTACGGCGTTACTGTTACGGTAATGGCCGTAACTTACAGCGTAGCTGACTTTATCATTTCTGTTAAAGTCTAATGGATGCAAGCCAGCAAGTGCTGCGGAGCTTGCGCCTAACTTATTAACACGTTGGCCAAGATTGTTGACCTTGTTGTTAATGTCATTCGCTAAGCCCAAAGAACGATTTTCTAAGGTCGTGATACGACCTTCATGATTGTCTGCTACATGTTCAAGGGCTCTGATATCTGCTGTATTAGCAGTTACCTTTTGGCCAAGAGTATTGATAGCAGATGTATTACCATTGATGCGGTTAGTATTGTTAGCGATTGCAGTAGTATGACCTGCGATAGCTTGTTCATGATCACTCACCACGTCGCCAAGCATTTGAACACCAACGGCTAGGTCTTTTAAATTGTTCTGTGTCTTAACAATCGCTGTTTTATTGTTGTTAATTTGTTTAGCGTTTGTTTCGATTTCATCAATCGCAGCGAACAACTGGGAGCCGTTCACAGCGTCTAATGAATCAGCGGAGATTTGGCCTGCACTAACATTCGTGAGTTGGCGGTTGTACTGAGTTACTCCGCCTGCACCAGCGCGGGCTTTAGAACCAAAACTTACTACGCTTGCCGGCTGTTCTCCGGCGAAAACGTGGCGAGTACCGTTTATAGTAATGCCGCCAACGCCAACGGCGCTATCTGTAACGCTGTTAGTGCCGATTGCTACCGAATTCGCTTGGTCAGCAATCGTATTGTTGCCGAATGCAACGGCGTCAGTGGCTAAGGATTTGGCATGAGTGCCAAATGTAAGAGCACCTTGGCCATTAGATTCGGAGTTAGAACCGAAAACTAGTTGCTCTTTGTCAGCACCGATTTTATTGTTGTATCCTACAATGGCACTTTGGCCGCCAGCCACTGTGCCGTTGTTAGCACCGATAACCACAGTATCAGCGCCGGTAACATTATTAGTTCTGCCTAATACTACAGAAGACTCGCCGGATACGAAGGCACCGTTTCCGATAGCTACACTATCGTAGCTAGAAACACGAGCCTGATTACCGATGGCTACGGTGTACTCCACCAAGCTTTCGGCGTGAGAACCAAAAGCGAAGGAGTTACGACCTGCTGCAGTAGCATTATTACCGCCGGCGAAACCATTTTCACCAGTTACAGTATTGTTTGTACCAAATGCTAGCGCATTGTTAGCGTCGATGTTATTTTGGAAGCCCCATACTGCGGAGCTTGTAGACGTTGCGGAAATAGTATTATCTGTACCGCCTACTGTGTTGTTACTAGTTGCGCCAGCTACGTTTACTGCCAACGCGGAAATTGCCAATGCTGTTGTTAATGTTTTGTTCATCTCTTATACCTCATCTTCAAATTCATTCATCATTGTTTCAACTGTATTGATTGCTGGGCGTTTATCGCTTTCCGGTACAAGTGTAGGCTTGCCTTCCGGCTTTTCGATATATGCTTCTAAGTATTCGGCAACGCCCTTTTTACCGAGTACTTTTTGTAGGTTTGTGATACCTTCGAGTTCACGTGGCTTAAAGATGTCTTCTTCCTTATAGCCGTTATCGAGTAATGTTTTAGCTGCTGCATCCGGATCCGTTATGGTACGTCTTGATGTACCTTCTACTAATTTGTATCCTGGCCATTGCTTTTCACCCGATAATGCTTTTTCATAAGCGAAGTCGTAAACACCTTTAATCCATTTCGTGATTAAATCTTTCATCGCTAGAATGTCAGATACTTCACGGTCAGTAAGTAATTGATTAAGCTTGCCACCATTCTTATAGAATGTATCAAGGCAAGTATCTGCTAATGCTCGGCAGGTGTGCCGTGCTTTACAGAAGTTACAGTAATCGCAAGGCGTACATTCGCCCTCACCTTCCCAGGCACGTTGCGCGATTGGTTTGATTTCTTCACCCCAATCAAGCAGGTCTGCTATAGGCATTTCGTCGGTAGATACGCTATCAAGCCTTGGCTGAACGATCGTCATACGAACAGTTTTAATGTCGTATAAGTACTCGTTCACATCGTAAGCACCTAATGCGTAGAGTCGCATTTGTGTGTTTTCAACGGCACTAACAGGAACTCCCTTGCCATACTTCAGGTCTATTACTTCCAGGATGCCGTCCGCTACGATTACCATGTCACCAGTACCAAAGCCCTCAGGTACCCACCTAGAGAAGTCGAGCCGTGCTTCAATCATGGCTTCCGCATCAGAGGAACGAGCACGCGCTTCGTTTACCTTCTCCTCGCAAATATCGACATATCGATTAACCGCTTCTATCATTTCAGTAGAGTAGTCGTCTAGCTTAGGGGCTTTTTTGCCTTCAAGCTTATGCCGCAGAATTGATTCAGCCAAGTCGTGTGCTACAGTTCCTTCCGCAGCATACGGTGATTGTTCATCAGGGAACATCGCTTCTAGTCTTGCTGAAGGAGTACATACTAACCACCTGGCACTACTGGATGCACCTAGTAAGGCGTGTTTCTTAGCCACGGCTATTCACCCATTCCATAATTTGAATACGTTGTTCATCGGTAGCAGATGTTACCTTTTCGGCGCCGATGCTATCTAAGAAGGCTTTGAATTCGCCTTTAGCTTTCGTTTTGTCAGTAGCTTTCGCCATTACGTCTTTCACTGCTTCACGAGTTGCTTCAAGGCTAGGAACTTCTACTTTAGGTTCTTCAGCTTTTGCTGGTTCTTCAGTTTTAGCTTCTTCCACTTTAGGTTCTTCCTTAGCAGGTTCAGCTTTAGGTTCTTCCTTAACCGGTTCAGCTTTAGGAGCTTCCTTCTTAGCAGGTTTTTCCTCTTTAACTGGAGTACCTATGATAGATAGGTATAGGTCTTTCACTTCTTGTTCTAATTCAACTGCTTTATCTACTGTGATTTTTAACTCGATCATTGTTCTATTCCCTTTCGGCTTAATGATGTGATATACTTTAAATGGATATTTTTCTATGCGCCCTTTAGCATTGCCGTGCTTTGGGGTGCTTTTTTTTGTGCCCAGGTGCTCGCACTCATCAGGAATGCAGTAATCTCTATTAGGGCACGTTGTACAATCTCGCAATTTAATCACCGCCTTTCACTAGGCACGTTTGGATAAACGTGTTATTCTATTTACACATGGGTGTATGTCTTTACAGTTATCGCACACAATCCGAGGCTTACCTGTTAGGTACGACCAATTTGTGTAAGGACTTTTAATCCTTTTATTACAGAAGGAGCATCGTTTATCGTTCATACTCTTTTAGCTCCTCAATCCAGTAACCAGTAAGTAACCAAAGCGTGATACCTAGTAAACCCTGGCACATTCCTGTCCATAAATCGATACGGTCAATTTCAATAGAACCGACAGTTCCTACTACTAATATGGCTGCAATAATGCGAAGCACATAAACTACTTTCATCATGTCTACTCTCCTATTCGTGCCTGGCATCGTTTAGCAAGCCAAGCATTAAACGAATCAACGTGGATAAGGCGTTTACCTCCACGCTTACCGATTTTCATGGACGGGAAGTCAAAATCTTGCGCCCATTCTCGGATAACGGCTTGCGGTACGCTGGCAAGTTCTGCCGCTTCCGCTACTGTGATACACATCTTATTCATGGCGACCTCCTAGAATGCTAGAAGCACCAGGGATAACATCACGAATAAACTTATGCCTGCGGACAAGCCCAAGGCTAAAATCCATAAGCAACAACTAGCCAGTTCTAATAATTGGTTTTTATTCATAGCTACCTCCTATCTAATTTAGGGTTGTAGTAATCGGTTTCCCAAAAGTCATGACTTTCAGAATCATCGACACACAACGCATAGCAGATACCAACAACTGTCGACATTTGCACTGACTTGCCTTTGATAGCTCGGTTTAATGTATCCATCGAGATTTCAGCTTGTTTGATCAGTGCCGTCTTAGTCATGCCTAACTCGTTCATGCGTTCCGTAATGGATTCGCCGAACATTCTGATTACGAATTCTTTCATAACCTATCCTCCGTAACGGTTTAACCGTAATCAACTATAAAAAAATAATGTCGTCATACGTTACACCAAATACTTCTTGTATCTTTTTTATGTGAGGAACATCCGGGAAAGAGCGTTTACGCTCCCAATTCCCCCAAGTATCAACAGACACTCCAATCGCTTTAGATGCCGTAAGTTGAGACCAGTTTTTTGAAGCCCTTAACATCTTTAATGTATACTTCATAAGCTACCTCCTTTCTCGATACTCACATCTTGTTTACAGTCATCATTCTACTACGGTTTATCCGTAATGTCCATAAATAAAACTTAAACTATTGTAAAATTTCCGTAAAATATTGATTTTATTACTAAAATATAGTAATATATAGGTGTATTAATTAATATATTCCATATTTTGAGAGGTTCTTATGAGTGATTTAGGTAACAAGGCTATTATGGCCGAGAATATTCAACGACTAATGGATAGTCGCGGAATTGATCGCAATAAAATATGCGCTGATTTAGGGCTAAAGTATACTACGTTTACCGATTGGGTAAAGGGTAATACATATCCTAGAATCGATAAAATTGAGTTATTAGCAAACTATTTTGGCGTTCCTAAATCTGAACTAGTAGAGAAATATACAGACGGCTATTACACCGACCGTGAAGCAGCCGAATTTGCTGAATACCTACGCACACGTCCAGGGGCTCGTATGCTCTTCTCTGCCGCTAAAGATATAAGCAAGGAGGACTTAGAAAAAGCAGTCGAATATATAGAGCTTTTAAAATTAAAAAACAAATAATACACAAGGGAGAGTGTTATATTGGTTGTAAATTTGATTTATTGTGACTTACCACATGCCAATGCCGTGTCAGAGGAATGTGAAGATATAGATACTCATAATATCTATATAAACAAAAACCTCCCTCATGATCGCATGCGAGAGGAAATTAAGCACGAATTAATGCATATTATTAATGACGACTTCTATTTAGACCATCACGTTAATCTAGTAGAGCAAATGGTTCGTCGAACATGCATCGATGATACCGAGCTGGAGAATATAGAGTTCTACCATCATTATGTATCAGTATTATAAGGGATTATATATAGGGAGATGTTAACATGAAAAAGACTTTATTAATTACTACTATGCTTGCCTTAGTTGCAGTTACAGGATTCGCTAGAACCGAAGTATCTCACGATGAGTTTAAGGCCTTAGACGGTCCTAAGGTACTAGTGCATTACGATGATGGGAGCACGGAATTACTAGACGAGCAGGAATATCTTGAACGTACTATCAGTATGACGCAAGAAGAAATGGACGACTTACATAAAGTCGATGAAGGCACTAAAAATGCACTAGCAAAATGGCAAGCCAGTCATGAGATACACCAGGCACCGTCTGAAGAAGTGCAACAGCCTAAAAAGAAGAAGCACTGGTATGATAACGTACTAGATTCAGTATTTTAGATAAAAAAAATAAGCCCTCACCGCAGTGAGGGCTACTAAAAACTACATACCTTAGAGGTATTTCATTTTTACTCCAATACTATTATATCACATAAAACCTCTAAGGCTTATTTCTTATACTCAAATTTAAGCCTAGGAGGTTATTTTTATGGCTAAAAAACGAGTCGATGGACGCTACCAAGTATCCAAGATGATAAACGGTAAGCGTAAATACTTTTATGGTACCACCAAGAAGGCTGCTATTGCTGAACGTGATGCTTACGTTGAATCACTAGCACAATGCGCTAACTACGATAATACAATTACGATTGAGAGATGGTGTGAGTATTGGATCCGACTTAAGAAGGATACGATTTCACAAAACACCCTCTCCTCTTACCAATATATTATTAAAACCTATATAGTGCCTTTCATAGGCTCGATACGATTAGTCGAGCTATCCGCATTAAACGTAAGAGCACTCATAGATAGCATGAGCCACTTATCGGCACGAACTATCAGTTACACACTAACCGTTCTTAGAGCTATCCTTAAACAGGCGGTCATGGATGAGATAATATCGAAGAACGTGGCCACGCTGGTTAAGAAGCCTAAACAAGAACGCAAACGTGAAATGGTAACGCTATCTAAAGAAGAAGTTGAAGCCTTTCTCGAACAAATTGATGATGTCGAATGGCATGCCCTGTTCAAGCTAGCATTTACTACTGGTTTACGCCGCAGCGAGATACTCGGTTTAACCTGGGATGATGTCAACTTAAAACAAAAGACGTTAACCGTCAATCAGACAGTTTTACGTATCGACGAAGTCACAACTATCTCAAAAACAACTAAAAACAGCTCGTCTAGGCGTTCTATCTCACTCGACGATAAAACTATCGCAGAGCTCCTAAAACTTCGCACACACGTCGATAAACGAAGACTAAAAGCAACGAACTGGAGAAATAACAATCTCGTGTTCCCTGGTAAGTTTGGAAATCCTCGTGATCCGGCCAAGGTTTCCCTAAAATGCAAAAAATTCGCTACCGCAATCGGTAGACCGGACTTTACGATGCACGATACCCGCCATACACACGCTACCCTATTATTGGAAGCAGGTGTAAACTTTAAAGTCGTACAGATGAGACTTGGCCACTCCTCATATCAACAAACGATGGATACCTACTCCCATGTAACTCCAATTATGGAAGCCGACGTGGTAGAAAAGATTTCAAACATATTCTAATTGATGTCAAAATGATGTCAAAAGGTAACCTGATAAAAATGATGTCAAAAGAAAAACCCGCACAGTAGTGCGGGTTTATTTTGGTGGACCACCAGGGGTTCGAACCCTGGACACCCTGATTAAGAGTTAATTATATAGGTAATGGCAAATCCTATAAATACAGTATTTTACTGCATTTTATATTTTCTTATTTACCTATATTTCTATATATTTTTTAATAAATTGATGTCAAAATGATGTCAAACACAAAAAGCCCCGGGTAGTATTTACCTGGGGCTTGCCTTACGTCCACCCTCGCAAGGCTAGGGAGATATTTGGATCACCTCTTTACCGATGAATCACTACTCCAATCACTGCTCCCGCTCCCACCATCTGAGATAGGTTGCGTTGCATCCGTAGTCGTTTGATTGTTCGTTTGTCGTTCTCTATTTGCCCCTTCAATTCGGTCAATGAGTTCGACATTTCGTTTAAGGTAACTTCTTGCTTCATGGATAGCATTTTTGCTTTCATCAATTCTGTTTCCAATGTCGATATTGTATTGTGTGCTTCGGTCAATTCGTTCTTTTGCTTCATGACTAAGGTCTGAGCCTCGGTCAATGGCATGCTGGATGTCTCGATTAAGCTCAAGGCTTTCTCGTTGTTGCTTTTCAATTCGTTCCACTGTGTTAAGGGAATCGTTATGGTTGGTTCCGCTTGGTTCGTGGAAGATGTACCAGCAGCAAAAGACGGAGAGGAGCACAATACCACCGATAACAGCATGGCGGTAACTAAGGCTATTAAGTAAAACTTTGATTTTGTCATACATTATACCCCTCCTGCGTAGTCAGTAATCCCCCTAGCAATGGCACGAACGATAGTATCTAAATCATTAGTCAGCATAGCATGATCTTCTTCATTATCGATGAAGGCCATTTCAACTAATACAGCAGTTGCGTCCGTACCATTTAGTACCCAAAGGTCGTCGCGTTTCTTAACGCCACGGTCTACCGTATTAATGCTGCGGATGATTTGACTTTGAATATCGTTCGCTAATCGTTGACCGTTAAAAGACTTGTAAAGTGTTTCAGTACCACGAGCTTCCGTGTTAAACGCATTACAATGGAGTGATACGAATATATCTGCGCCCCAAGAATCAGATTCAGAACATACTAGACCTAAATCATCATCTTGCAGAGTACGGACTTCACACCCTGCTGTTTCAAGATAGCGTGCTAACATTTTTCCTGCATCACGTGCCACGTCACATTCACGAGTACCATATACAGGATTGACTGCCCCACTATCTAAATTAATATCATGTCCTGGATTAATAAATACTTTCATTGTTTATCCTCCTCTTCTAATTTATCAGGAATACCATTATTATTTCTGTCTAACCAAAGTCCTAAGAAACCTACAATAGCCATTAATACGCTAGGGATGAATATATGATCTATGATATTAAGCCCTACATTAATTAGCTTGTTCGCCTCGTCAGATACGTATCCGCTAACAAATGACATAACATACTGAGTTATTACCAATAAAATAGGCACTAGCATAATAAATACTAGCGCCCGAGTAGCGAATATACCTGTAGGGTGGATGTTAGCCACCCTCACAGATTTATAAGATTGTTTAATTGTATTGATGAGCTTTGGTGGAATGTTCATGTAACGCCTCCTTAATATCATCAACACGTACTTCTAATGCTTCAACCTTTGCAGATAATAATACTTGCTTGCTTTCAGCTTTAATACGCTCTGCACGTGATAATTTAATTTCATCTTTCAAGTCTTTTAGCGTATCAGTTAATACACCCCATTTTTCTTGAAAGATAAGATTATCTTGCATCCGTTGTGAGTCTAATTGTTGTAACAACGGAA